AAAATAATACAAAATGCTGTGTTGGCTAATCGTAGTAAAATAACCGAAGTATATGAACTACACCATATAAAAATGAAATCTATAGGTGGCACTGATGACATTACTAATTTAGTGTTGTTGACCCCTAAAGAACATTTTATAGTTCATTATTTGTTGTGGAAAATTCATCCTAATGATAAAAGATATAGAGACCCAATTTTCTTTTTTAAGAAAAAAGGTGCAAATAACTCTCGTTTGTATAATGAAGCTAGAGTTTCTCATTGTATAGAAATGAGGGTTAATAACCCGTCTTCATATCTATGTGAAGAATCTTTATTATCTAAATCTAAAAAATTATCTGACTATGCTAAAAAACGCCCAATAGAACATAATAAAAAAATATCTGATGCATCCAAAGGTAAACAGCGAAGATTAGGAGCTATATTATTAAATGAATCAAAAACTAAAATATCATCGTCATTAAAAACTTATTTTAAAGAAAATGAAGTATCTAAAGAAACGCGTAAAAAATTATCAACGGCTAGCACTGGTCGTAAACATTCAAAAGAAACTTTAGATACTTTAAAACATAAAGCAAAAAACAGAATTAAAAAACCTTGCCCTAATTGTGGAAATACTTATGATCCAGGAAATTATGTTTTGCACACTAAAAAATGCAAGCCTGAAAAATAATAGTGTACATTTAAACTTTGTTATGGTATAATAGTCAGATGAATATTGAACATTTTGCTAACCAAATTCTAAATAAGCCGATCCTACTCAAGAATGAACCTTGGGTTAAGGTATACATTCATGAGATGATGGACAAGTATCATGATGAAGACGTGCGTCTACATATGCGTGGTGAAAAGGATAAAATCAGAACTGAGGAAGAACTATATCGAGATGCACAAAAGGGCGTACTAGAGTTTGCTCTGGGGCTGTTTCCTAATTTCGTCCGTGGTCCTCTTGAACATGACAAAACTAACCCAGAAACTTATGCGTACGACTGTATAAATTATCAAGATCCAACTAATCTAGTTACTTTCGAAGTAAAGCGGCTAAACGGAACTTACTTCAATTACCCTAGAAATTTAGTCGCGAAAATGGAAAAGCGTATTCCATATATGGATTATCTTGTAGCTGGTGAATTCATTCGGGTTAATGGCGCAAATGAAGATTACCTTTGTACATTCCATTTCATTTGCATAGGTGATACATTTATGAAATATATGATCAATTCACATAAAAACCCATATGGTATGTACTATGCACACAAACCAGAGCACAGTGATGCACAAATGACCGGTCAATGTATTGTTACGGAGAAGTTTGCAAAATGAGTAGTGAAACTAGAGAATCACTGAAGGTACTACAAGAATGTGCCGATATCCAGAAGCGTAAGTCTGAGGATTATCAGGCATCGGTTTCTGACGTCACACAAGCGGATTACTATCTGTATGGTGTAGACTCTATTTACGATATGATGCATACTAAGATGCTTCGTATCCAGTCGGTACTAGATAAGATGCGTGCTGGTCATGACGCTAATTTTGAGTCGGTCGAGGACTCTGCCAAGGACTTGATCAATTACTCTTCGTTCTTGGTTTCGTTCCTACGTCGTAAGATTCCTGGCCAGGATAATTCGAAGGATTTGTTCGGCAATAAGATCGTCGACAATGGTGCGCAGGAACCAGGACCATCAGCTGTATTTTTAGCCGAACAAATTCCTCAAGTTACCATTTCAGAATTCGCTAAAGAACTAATGACAAAGACTAGCTCTGTTGGCGACAGCAGTCCGCTGCGCGGCATCGTACCAAGATATGACAATTTGTCAGACCATAATCTTTTCACGAAGGACCCTTAATGCTATCAATTCATGGCATCCGCAAGCTATTCGTTAATAGCCTTTATAATCAGCGTTTTATTAAAGACAAGACTGGTGTCAAAGTAATCGAAACATGCGAGTCGTTTGATGCAGACGAAAATGCTATCTTCGGTGCTCCGAATGATAGCTATATTATGCGTGAACTTGCATGGTATTCTTCTATGTCTAGGAATGTGCATGATATTCCTGGTAAGGTTCCGGATATTTGGCTTAAGGTCTCTTCTAAAGATGGCATGATCAACTCCAATTACGGTTGGTGTGTCTTCTCTGCCGAAAATGGTAGTCAGTTTAAGAATGTGTTAAGAGAACTTAAGGAAAACCCTGAGTCTCGCCGTGCTATCATGATTTATACCAGACCTTCTATGTGGAAGGATTATAATGAAGACGGTATGTCTGATTTCATGTGCACTAATTCTGTTCAATACATGATCAGAGACGGTGTTCTTAACGCTCATGTCAATATGAGATCAAATGACGCCATTTTCGGATATCGTAATGATTGGGCATGGCAGAAGTACGTTCTTACTCTGTTGGCGTATTCACTAGAAGTACCAATTGGTAAGATTTATTGGAATGCAGCGTCTCTTCATGTATACGAGAGGCACTTCTGGATGGTAGATGCTTGGGGTAAGGGACTTGGAAACAGTGTTTCCAAGGCAGAATATTTGGATCATTATCCAGAAAGCCAATATGCAACTGACAAAATTAAATATGCAACAGATAGAATTTAGGCCAACCAAGTACTATCCTGAATTCATCAGATACTATTCTCTTGCTAAAAAGCAGCAAGAGCTGTGCAATGTATCTCGGTCACGCCCATATGGCGCGCTGGCTCATACTGATCCAGCAGCTAAAATTGGTGATGATCTGATGGAACACGTTGAACTATATGACGTGGTTCAACGTAAGTACGCAGGATTCTCCCAGATTGTAAATGATATTTTCTATGGATGGAGTAAAGAACATCCGTACTGGGAGAAGATGAAGATAGGTAAGATAACGAAGCAGCGTAATCTGATCGCACGTAATTGGTCAACTGCATCACATGATGATTATATTTGGTTGTGGTTGTTCATTCTTCATCGTGTAACCGGGTCGGCAATTAACTATTCTACCAAGCCAACTGGATATCACAATACCGTGCTTCCGTACCTTTATCAGTTCGATTCGATAAAGGATATGAATGCGTTCATCAAGAATTACCCAGGAACGTTCTACACTTCTATTGGGTATCAGTTCCCGGCTTTCCCTAAGCCGATCGAAGGTTATAAACGCGGTGGCGATTACTATCTAGCAGAGTATGCACCTGAACTTGCTGCATCGCTTGCTGAATTCTTGCTTTACACCAAAGGAAAGAAATCACTTAGAGAAGTTGGTAACTTCATGCTCAAGTGGAATGTTGAACACGGTCTAAGACAGTACCATTTCCAATATGCAGCTGTTGTGGCTGATATTGCAGATTGGTTCCCGGATTGTGTTCATAAGGAATCGCACTTCTACTATGGCACTAATGCCAAGGAATGTATCTCGTACCTAGCAGAACGACCAAAGGGTGTAAAGGAAATTGACTTCCTAGACAACGTGATGGATCAAATCATGAAGGATACAGGTGGATATCCTTACGATGCAGAAGACGTATGTTGTGATTTTATTCGTTGGATCGAAAACTATGTTCGGCCAGGAGCTGATTATGACCATCTAGACTTCGACTCTGTATGGAATTCATCCACGATCATTGACCATCCGTTCGGCCGTCAGAAAAAGATGCTAGAGCTTGGTCTAGTTAAGACATTCAACGGAATGAAATCCCATCCATCAGATGATTTTGTTTTAAAGTCAGCGGGCATGTCAGTTCAACAATACAAAGAGGCAATTAATGTCACATAACACTCATGTTCTAGATGGAGTTAACAAAGACGTAAACCTATGGCCTGGATGCACGTACAAGGATGCGCTGGCTTATTATAAGGACTTGGCTTCTGGATGGAAGCCGTATAATCCTGATCCGGTCGTAATTGAACATGATGGTGTTCGTGTTGTTCGTGACGATCTAATTGTTGGAACTAAAACCAGAGCAGGTGATTTGCTAGCGTCTAAAGTAAATAACAAGACGCTGGTGTATGTTCAGCCTCGTACCGGATTGGCCGGTGTTTCATTGATGGATGTTGCTAAGCATCGCAATAAAGATATTGTTCTTTTTATGCCTGCTTCAAAGAAGATTTCGATGCACCAGGCTTGCTGTATTGAACAGGGCGCAGAACCTATCTTTGAACGTATCGCAGCAATGCCTAATCTAAACCTTCTTGCTAAGAAGTGGGCAGAGGATAACGAAGCATGTTTTATTCCTCTAGGTCTAAAGCATGAGCTAGCCACTGCCGGTATTATTCATGCAGCCTTAACTATCGATCCCCCTAAGGAAGTATACGTAGCTATCTCGACTGGCGTTCTTACCCGTGCTCTACAGATTGCATGGCCTAAGGCTAAGTTTACGGCTGTTGCAGTTGCTCGTAACCTTAAGGCCGGTGAAGCTGGCAGAGCTGATGTTGTTTCAGAGCCGCTGGAGTTTACTCAGTTTGAAAAGGTAGAAAATCTACCTCCGTTTCCTTCTGTTCCTACATATGATGCAAAGGTTTGGAAACGTATCCCTAAGAATACAGGCAAAGACATTCTATTCTGGAACGTAGGCAAAGATCCGGTTCTAAACGATATTACTCTATATGATAAAATTGATTCCAATCGAAAGTGGAAAAAGGAATATAGTCTTGAAAATTCTAGTAACGTCACCGTTTAATCCTATTTCGTCTAGGCTAGCATCTCATAGAGGTGCACAAGGTCATATCTATTGGTCACAGTTACGCGAATGCTATCCTGAAGATGTTGTTGTAGATATCGATACTGGTGATAAGCCATACCATAGATATGATGTGTTGTACATTTATCATGGCAACGACTGGTCAGGTGCCCTAAATGTATTCGGTGGGTTTGAGAATTTCAACCAAACCGAAAAGGTTATTTCCCTTGCCAATTTCACCGGTGCTGTGTATTCTATCGGAATTCCTATGCCTATGTACCATGAAATCATTCAGAAGAGAGTCGATTCACTTTCTGATTCAGGCCCATGGACTAAAGATGTAATGAATTCTCTTAAGCATATTGTAGAGTCTACCCCTATGGTTGACGTCAACATTAATTTGGTTAACAATATGAATATTGTTGCCGGCGATTCACATGCTATTTGTATGTATCGTCCAGGTTGGTTGGTTAATTCGGTTCCATTCAAGACACTTCATGGTGCCAGTTCTGAAGGTCTAGACACGTGTGGCTATGGTAGAAATTTCAATAATATTGAACTCTACTTCGGTAATATCGATATTCGTCATCATCTTCTTAGACAGCCAGATCCAGAACTGGCTACAATCAGTCTTGTTGATCGGTACATCGAGGGTGCAGTTAAGCTAGCAAGCAAGTACGAGGCAACTGTAACAATCTTGGCTCCTCTACCTATTGAAAATGAATCGCGTAAGATTCCTAAGACCGGATGGTATAAGGGAACACCTTTCACAGGTTCATGGGCAGATCGTAATCGTGTTAGAAAGTTGTTTATTGCACGATGCGAATATGGCGCCGGCCAATTTAAACATGTGAAGTTTAACGACTGGACTGGTTATTTGATCAATGAAGCCGGCGAGCTTGATTTCAAGTACATGGAAAAGCCACGATCTGTGCATCTTTCTCGAGAATTTTACCCGCATTGGACCGGTGCTGATATAAATAGTCCAGCTAAACTTGAAGCTCTTACATAATAGGTACGGTGAATGGCTATCAAATACAAGTACGCAGAAGACAAGATCATTAATGATCTTAAGGCATATATCGATGCCACATATTCCCAACATTACAAAACAGGCGACGATTCGGTCGAATGTTTTGACGCATGGATTGCTCTAGGTGATGCAACACCTACTTTCCGTAACACCGCACTGAAGTATCTGTGGCGGTACGGGAAGAAAGGCGGGACCAATCAATCTGACCTAATGAAGGCCATGCATTACGTCATGCTTGCCATGTATAATGATCATTATAAGAATAAGAAGGAAAAGAAATAATGCAAGTTGAAATTCCAATTGAAGAGTTACGCAAGCGTAAGTTAATGGTTGCCACACCAATGTATGGTGGTATGGCAGCTGGTATGTTTTCAAAGTCTATTGCTGACCTATCGGCACTGTGTCAGCAGTATGGCATTCCCATGCAGATGTACTTCTTATTCAATGAATCGCTGATCACACGAGCCCGCAATTATTGTTGCGACGAGTTTGTGCGTTCAGATGCTACTCATTTGATGTTCATCGACTCGGATATTGGATTTAATCCGCAGGATGTTATTGCACTGCTTGCTTTGTCCGGCGAAGATTCAGAGTACGATATCATCGGCGGGCCCTATCCTAAGAAGTGTATTTCATGGGAAAAGGTTAAGCGCGCGGTCGATAAGGGAGTTGCTGATAAGGATGCATCGGTTCTAGAGCGATTCGTTGGTGACTACGTCTTTAATCCTAAGTTTAACACTGGTTCTATTCCTCTAAATGAGCCGTGTGAAGTACTTGAAATCGGCACTGGATTCATGATGATCCAGAAGCGAGTTTTCACTAAATTTACAGAAGCTTTCCCTGAGTACTTCTATCGTCCTGACCATGTTCGTACCGAGCACTTTGACGGTACTCGTAATATCATGCAGTTCTTCCAGGCTGAAATCGATCGTCATAATCCAGCTAAGGAATACGAGAAGATTGTACGTAAGTTGGCAGCCGGCGAAGAAGTTAACGCTGAAGAAGTTAACGCTACATTAACAGCAGCAGAAGAGAAGATCAAGGCGTCATCTAATCGTTATCTTTCAGAGGATTACTGGTTCTGTCAGAAGGTTCAGCAGCTTGGTCTTAAGACTTGGTTGTGCCCATGGATTCAGTTGTACCATGTTGGTACGTATATCTTCGGTGGATCGTTGGCTGACCTAGCATCTGTTGGAGCTTCGGCTACCGCCGACACTGGTGCTCTTAATAAAAAGTAGTAGTGTACATTTAGACTGCAATAGTATATAATAATTTCGAGGTGAACAATGCAAACTATTAAGCTCTCAGAGCAGACACTACGTATTCTAAAGAACTTTTCGACCATTAACCCTGGGCTTGTTGTAAAGCCCGGGGCAAAGCTAGTTACAATGTCTCCGGCTTCGTCTGTCTTTGCCGAAGCTGAGATCAATGAAACACTAACTACTCCATTTGCTCTAACGGATATCTCTAAGTTTCTATCGGCTCTTTCGTTGTTTCCAGAGCCAGAGCTTAATTTCAAGGAGACGTCAGTAGAGATCATCAAGCATAAGCAGAAGATCGTTTTTGTTTATGCTGATCCTCGCCATATTCTGTCCCCTACTAAAGAGTTCAAGGCTCCTAAGTTTGACTTGACATTTTCTGTTAAGGAAGAAACACTAATGAAGCTATTCAAGACAATGTCTGTCTTGGCTCTTCCGGCTGTTATCATCGAAGGTGATGGCAAGACTCTATCGATTTCTACTAAGGATGTAAAGAGCTCGACGTCACACTCATATACCGAGGAACTCGGACCGACCGATCAGACCTTCAAGCATGTATTCCTGGCTGAGAACATGAAGATGGTATCAGGTCATTACGATATTTCTATTGCACCGGGAGTAGGTAGATTTGTAGCAAAGGATCCATATACAGGTAAGCCAATCACGTATTACATTGCTATTGAGACTCCTCTTAAGAAGTAAGGTTACTTTATATTATGAATACTACTGAATTCTTGTGGGTAGAGAAGTATCGCCCACCGACTATTGATGACACTATTCTACCGAAAGCCATTCACGATACTCTAGTAGGATTTCTAAAGGCAGGCGACCTTCCTAATCTCCTGTTTTCTGGTCCGCCTGGAATCGGTAAGACGACCGCAGCCAAGGCTATGCTTGAAACCCTAGGTGTAGACTATATCGTAGTTAACGGGTCGATGAATGGTAACATCGATACGCTTCGTAATGAAATCCTGACATTCGCTTCTTCGGTATCGTTCATGACCGGTAAGCGTAAGTATGTCATTCTAGACGAAGCCGACTATCTCAATGCAGTATCGACTCAACCCGCCCTCCGTAATTTCATGGAGCAGTATTCGGTAAATTGCGGGTTCATTCTCACAGCCAATTACAAGAACAAGATCATCCCGGCACTTAGGTCTCGTTGTACCGAAGTCGACTTTGCGTTTACTGCTGATGACAAGGTAGCGATGGCTACTGCGTTCTTCAAGAGAGCTCAGAGTATCCTGAATAATGAAAACGTCAAGTTCGATAAGAAGGTATTGGCCGAAGTAATTTCTAAGCATATGCCTGACTGGAGACGCGCTCTCAATGAACTTCAGGGATACGCTGTAAATGGTTCTATCGATGCCGGAATCTTGGCCAACCTCAATGAGATTTCGCTATTCGATTTGATGGTGCTAATGAAGGCCAAGAATTATACCGACATCGTTAAGTGGGTTTATGAAAATATCCATAATGACCACAATACATTGTTTCGGGCATTGTTCGAAGAAGCCAAAAAGTACGTGACAAAGGAATCGATTCCTCTGATGGTTCTTATCATCGGAAAGTATGACTATCAGATGGCGTTTGCAGTTAATCATGATATTACGCTTATTTGTTGTCTAACCGAGATCATGCTCGAGTGTGAATTCTTGTGACACCTTTTGACATAATCAACTCAATCACGGCCACTAAGAAGCCGTTGATTAATTCAGAGAATGATAAGGAATACGTTCCTTATATTGTAAACATGGGTCTATCGTATTTCATTGATACGGTAGCCCATGCAGATGCCATGAACCGTATGCATTGGCTCCCTAATGTCATGCAACACGATTATCTCATGGGTTCTATCAAATCCAAAAAGCGGTGGTCCAAATGGGTCAAGAAGACTAATTCTGAAGCAATCGATCAGATTGCTGAATACTACAAGTGTTCTAGGGCCAGAGCCATAGAATATGATCGAATCTTGACGCCAGAGCAGAAGCAAGTAATCGCAAGATCCTTCACGGAGAACACAATATAAATATCCTATAATAAAAAAAGGCATTATGAAATGGATATATTCGAAACCTTGGTTGAAATAAGTCTATCTAAACCAGAAGACTTCTTAAAAGTAAAAGAAACACTGACCCGTATTGGTGTTGCTTCTAAGAAGCAGTTAAAGCTATTTCAGTCGTGCCATATTTTACACAAACAAGGTAGATACGCAATTGTCCATTTTAAGGAGCTGTTTGCCCTTGACGGTAAACCTACGGACTTCAGTGAAGAAGATCTAGGCCGTCGTAATACGATTATTGCATTGCTGGAAGAATGGGAACTAGTAAAGATTATCAAGCCTGAGCTGATTGTAGAACCAAGATGCCCTATGAACAAGGTGAAGATTATTCCTCATAAAGAAAAGGGTGATTGGCTGCTTGTAGCCAAGTATAATATAGGAAAGAAGAGTTCATAATGATTAATTGGTTTAAGAATAAGAAAGTCGATATCCAGACTCACACAGAACCGCGGACTCATTTGCAAAAGAAGCTAAATACGATTTCAGATTCTTTGTTTCCTAAGTACGAAACTAAAAGAGATTCTTCCGGAGTAAAGTATCACGTTGATTCGTCAGTGGATATGAATCTAGAGGCTGTTATTTCTGATATCGAAGATGGGTACGTAGACAAAAATACCATACAAACGCTTAAGGCGATTGCACAAAAGATCAATGAAGTCCGTGCTGTATTAGACATTATGCATGAGCTTGATCCAGAAGTACACCACTTCTTTTATTACATGCCTACAGATGGTGGTATCGAAGAAACTGAAGTAACAGTATCTGATCAGTATGTATAATTAAATATGTACAACTAACTAGGGTTAGTGTATAATTGCTTTATTATGAAACTTTCAAAATTACTTAAATCCAATGTAATCCACCCACCTCAGTGGCTTCCGGACAACGTGATGTATTTGACCATCATGGGGTCTAATGCTTATGGTGTGTCGTCGGGTACTTCAGACATGGACCTCTATGGGTTTTGTGTCCCACCTAAGACCATGGTGTTTCCACACTTGGCCGGAGAAATCCCTGGCTTTGGTAAGCAACTGCAAAGATTTGAGCAGTGGCAGGAGCATCATGTGAAGGATCCTGACGGTAAGGATACAACATACGATTTTTCGGTTTACTCTATTGTAAAGTATGTTCAACTTTGCATGGAAAACAATCCGAATATGATCGACTCATTGTTTACTCCTCGACGTTGTGTTCTTGTATCTACCGAGGTTGGTGAGCTGATCCGATCTAATGCTAGGAAGTTCCTGCATAAAGGATCATGGCATAAGTTCAAGGGGTATGCGTATGCTCAGGTTTCTAAGATCAGGAACAAAAATAACTCTTCTAACGAAAAGAGAGCTAAGTCTATTGCAGACTATGGTATGGACGTAAAATTTGCGTACCATGTTGTACGGCTTCTTAATGAAGTTGAACAGATTTTGGTTGAGCATAACCTTGATCTTGAGCGTAATCGTGAGCAGCTTAAGTCTATCCGCAGGGGTGAGTGGACGCTTGAACAGCTTCTAGATTATTTCCAATCAAAGGAAAAGCATCTAGAGGAAGTGTATTCTAAGTCTACTCTGAGGCAAGCACCTGATGAGGGATTTATTAAGACTATGTTGCTTGAGTGTCTAGAACATCACTACGGTTCTCTAAAGAATATGGTTACAGTAACTAAGACCCCGGCTGAAACTGTTCTTCAACAGATCGAAGAAGTACTCAGGAAAAGCGGCCAGATTAGTTAGCATAAGTACGGTGCCACGAAAGACAGTGGCACCGTATAACCAACAAAGAAAGAAAACATATGTTCAACGAATTAGCGCGGTTCTGTAGTGGACCGCGATCTCATTTTTGCACTTATTTGTTTGTGATAGTATCGTTCACTGCACTTCTAAGTGCTGCATTTGGTTATGATACATCATTCAATATTGAACAACTTGATGTAGAACAGAACGAAATAGATGCTCGCGACAAGTATTACTTCTTCGATGCGGAACCGACCATCCGGACCAACTGCGCACCGACCAGAGAGACCTTCTTGTCTTGTTTGTCGTATATGGTCAGAGAAGAAAATAGGTTTATTGACCAGCATAGAAGCCGAATTATTTCTATCGAAGTAGCACAGAGTGTAGGTTCTTCGGTAAATATATCAGACATATTATGGCTTGAATCTATGCATAGAAAGTATAAGACTGAAACCAACAAAGAACTATTGTTGCGGTTAGCTCCTATTCCTGTTGAGATGGCTCTTGCACAATCTATCCTAGAGTCTGGTTGGGGTACTTCTTATGCAGCTAGAGTAGGCAACGGTCTGTTCGGTCAGATTCAATCTACTGGTACTCATGAGGTAAGTGTCCCATGGAAGCCAGCTCATGATATGCCACAGCCATTTAAGACACATAGAGATTCTGTTACTGCATATTTTATGAATCTTAATACGCATCCTGCGTACCATGGATTTAGGATTGCCAGAGAGCACACTGACGATCCGCTTATATTGATTCAGCATATGACAAGATATTCGATCAGGAAACACGCATATGTCAAAGAAATCTCAGGCATTATCAAATCAATTAAGGACATGGAATATGAAATACGCAAATAATGGACTAGTTCGGATGCGCGATGAAACTATCGATGGAGTCGGACCTTGGGTCTGGGCTACACAAGATGTCGCAGCATGGGCAGTACCTAAGCATGATTGGGAAGGTGCCCATCGTGAATTCGTCAAGGCTCTAGTTCCTGAAGAGGAACGTAATGTCGTAGTTCAGGCCGGCGGTAACATGGGAATGTATCCTAGATTGTTGTCTGATATGTTTAAGACGGTATATACGTTTGAACCTGATTCTCTTAACTTCCATTGTCTTGTGGCTAATTGCCAGCGTGAGAATATCATCAAGATCAATGCAGCACTTGGATTTGATCATCAACTAGTTACAGTGCAGAATTCATGGGTCGATTGGGAAGTTAACTTCGGTGTTCGGTCGGTGATACCTATGAAGAACTCTATTGTACCAACGTTTAGCATCGATGATCTTGGATTAACTGAGTGTAATCTCATTATGCTAGATGTTGAAGGATATGAACTAAACGTACTGAAAGGTGCTATCCATACTCTTGAGAAGTTCAGGCCGGTAGTGTTTGCTGAGTTCGGTGATTCTTGCGTTCCGTTTATGGAATCCTTTGGATACATTCCAAAGTATAAGTCGGCAAATGATACAATTTTTGTTGACAAGACTAAAGAATACGATGTACAACTGACCTGATATAGTGTATTATGTACATATGATGAACAACGGAAAAATGCTGTCGAAAATGATTGCCCTGGCTGCTACCAAGCACGAGGGCCAGTTCGATAATTTGTTCGGGCATCTATTTGGTAGATAAATAAAACTCACCTCCCGTTAGTTTAGTGGTTAGAATGCTTGGTTTTCACCCAGGCGGCCGGAGTTCGATTCTCCGACGGGGGACATAGGCGGCTGATGATACAGTAAGCTAATAAGTTGTAAGACTTACTGTATCATCTGCGCAGCATTTCACATAAGGACTAGTAGCTCAGTTGGTTAGAGCGCGTGATTCTTAATCATGATGTCGGGTGTTCGACTCACCCCTAGTCTACCATTTTATAAGAGAGTTTGTTATGAATACGTTTGTTGTATCTGATACCCATTTCGGTCACCGTGGAGTTTGCAACTTTACCAAGGCTGATGGTGTTACTAAGCTCCGTCCTTGGGATACGCCCGAGGAAATGGATGAGGCGATGGTCAAGATGTGGAATGATACTGTCCGTCCTAAGGATCGCGTATATCACTTGGGTGATGTAGCGATTGCTCGCCGGCATCTGGCAACTCTAGGTCGTCTGAATGGCGATAAGGTACTGGTAAAGGGTAATCATGACATCTTCAAGCTGGATGATTACCTGAAGTATTTCCGCGATATTCGTGCATATCAGATTATGAACAATATCGTTATGTCTCATATCCCTATTCACGAGTCTAGCAAGGGCAGATTCAGCGGTAATATCCACGGGCATATGCATTCCAATTCTCTGCCTGATCCGTGGTATCTGTGTGTTTGCGTAGAGCAGACTGGGTTCAAGCCCATTCCGCTTGAGGAAGCATATAAGAGACTGCATCAGCAACAGAATGATGTACAATTCAATTCGGATGGTGTATAATACTAAAATGAATACATCAAACGAAACATTGGTCATTGATCCTCCGAGCGGGTGGCGTTATGGGTTTCCGATCCCAGCGCCACCTGCTGACGCTGATCTTAATACTTGGCTTGTGGCAAAAGGTTATCCACAATTCGAAGTTGATAAATTTAAGGGTAAGCCTGTGCCTTGCAGGTATTGGCTGAGCCGTGACTAACAAATAACAAGTAAAGGGCTAAGACTATGAAGTGGGCTATGTTTGTATTGATGCTGAACGTTCCTATCAACAACGGAACAGTTCATGAAGGTGTCGTGATTGACATGCCTTCTCAGGCTGTGTGTAAGGCTGAAGCGAAGGCTCTTCGTGATAAGTCAGATGATATGACAGCTGATGCTGTTCGTCGCGGATTGCTTGATCCTACTCAGGTTGTTGCCTGGTGTGAGCGGGTTAAGTAAGACAATATGTCAGCAGAAGTTTGGGCTCCTAGAATTGTAGATTCAAAGAAGAAGGAATATTACTTTGCTGGCGGTTATGCTGGTGTAATTTCTAATTCTAAGAGTGATGCATCATTTGCATACGATGAAGACGGTGCAAAGTATATTGGTAAGCTGATGATTCCGCTTATCCAAATTTGTGTTGAAGGCAAACTATTGAACTCTCCACTTAAGAGGAAAGGCTAACCAACCTCTCAGACCTACCTCGCGGACCAACCACTAGGACCAGCAATGACATTAGCAACAGTTGTAGCACCATGGCTAGCCGTACCTGATAATCGTACGTATACAGTGGAAAAGACCACGATCGAATATGAATTCGATTCCAAGGTGGTGAAGTATAAGGGTTATCTTCTGGTTTTATCCAGGTCAAATGTTAACCGTGCAAATCACATGTATAAGACGAAGCAAGAAGCTATTGAGAAGGGAAAGAAGTATGAGTCGCGCATTGACGACTGATCAGGTATATAACATTATGCGTGACATTCTTAATAATGGGTCACATAGTATTAATGTTGATTGTTTTAAAAGAGCAGATATCACTAGTGCACTTTGTTATCTAGGATATATTGATCGGGCAGGTTATGATATTGTTAGGACAGTTTCTGCTGCGCTGAAGAAGGCTCTTTACACCGGTCTTATACGAAGAAGATATAACCAATATGGATCTTGGAGAAATGAGTATTCATTTGATTCAGACTCTGCTGCAGCTCTTGAAGTTAAGCCCGCAAAAAAGGAAAATCCGATGTCTTCTTATCATTTTAAACTTGGAAATTTGAAGCGAGAAGCTAGGACGTTATATGATAACATTTCGCGTCTTGACGGCGAATTTGCCAATGTTAAAATCAAGACATTGGAAGATTATTCTACTAGAGAGTTGTTGGATGAAATTGAAGTTCGATTGGCTGTCAAGAAGTAGGACCGTAATATAGTTACAGCATAAGACGGCATAAAGATCGTTTATACCGGCATAAACCGCATAAAACGTTGTACATCAGCCGCAATCAGTAGTAGAATGGCTTTATTGATTGATTAACTGCTGCTGCGGCGGCAACTTGCGGAGAGAATGATGTCTGGTCGTGGAAAGTATGATCGTAGTGCAGCTCGTGCGAAGCGTGAAGCCCTCAAGTCGGGCACCGAGTATGTCGGCAAGGTCGACTTGAAGAAGCGCCCCGAGACGGACGCTGAGATCGACGCTCGCATTGCCGAGCGCTTCGAGGTCCTCGAGGAAATCACCTCGGCGGTTCTCGCCGGTACTTCTCGCGCGATGATCGTGTCGGGTCCGGCTGGTCTCGGCAAGTCCTTCACGGTTGAGAAGGCTCTGGCCGAGTGGGACCCCGAGGGCACGAAGCACGCCTCGATCAAGGGCTACGTGAAGGCCACTGGCCTCTACAAGATGCTGTTTCAGTATCGTCACCCCGGTAACGTGATCGTGTTCGACGATGCCGACTCGATCTTCTTCGACGACGTCGCTCTCAACCTTCTCAAGGCTGTTTGCGATACGACTGAGACTCGCCGCGTTTCGTGGTTGTCTGAGGCGATCTTCATCGACGAGGACTCGGCTGAACCGGTTCCCAAGTCGTTCACTTTCGATGGTTCGATCATCTTCATCACGAACAAGGATTTCGATGCGGATATCGAGCGTGCGACGAAGCTTGCTCCGCATCTGAATGCGATGATGTCTCGTGCGGACTACATCGATCTCACGATGAAGTCGCGTCAGGACTACCTGGTTCGCGTTCGTCAGGTGGTTCGTCAAGGTCTCCTCTCGCATCTCGAGAAGCAGCATCAGGTTGATGTTGTGAAGTTCATCGAGACTCACGCGAATTCGCTTCGCGAGCTCTCGCTGCGTATGGCGATCAAGCTCGGTAACATCCGCAAGAGCGGTGGTAACTGGGAGCGTCGTGCTCGCATCGTCTGCATCAAGTAAAGGAATTGGGGTGGCAATGCCACCCCTTCATCTTAGTAAGGAGTACCATGTTTAAATTCGCTATGCCGGTTTCCGGTATTTCTCATGTTACCAACGATACGAATGTCTCTGATTTTCTTGTTGAACAATTTCAGCGAGAATTTATAGATAGTCACCGTATGACTATCACAACGCTCGAATTTACTATGTCCATTTCTCACCAAGATCTGGACTACATGGTTCGTTCTTGCATGCAGCAGATTTTTAAGTCCCATGAAATAAACTTTAGGATGTTCCAGATGTTGTCAAATCAACGGCCTGAAAGCTGTATGTATGACAAGACTGGTATGGTACTAGTGATTTCTCGTCCTCCTCCTGGTTCTAATAACTATTACAATTCGGCATCAGGTTTGTTCATGATCCGTATTTACGGCATAGAAAATCATGTCGAAAACCTAAGACATATCATCTCGGACAAGCTTAACCCGCTGACTCTTCCACAAATTCGGTGGCATTACATCTCAGGTTCGGACCCGGACTATACGGATTTCGTACTTCCTGTTGATGCTACTGCTGATATCAAAGACGAATTCTATCCGTGGCTTACCGATGGGGTCGATAATTATCTTGATCGATACATCGACTCGAAAGCAGCCATCATGCTGATCGGTGGCCAGCCAGGAACAGGCAAGACGTCGCTTCTTCGTTATATGCTTAATCGTTATAGAACTGCAGGATATTCTGCACATGTAGCATATGACGAGCGCATCTTTTCTTCTGATGATGTCTTCATCGGTTTCTATATGGACCCGAAGCCAGGTTTCATGATGATGGAAGACGCTGATCTCTTGATCACTTCTCGTGAGCATGATGGTAATAAGCTGATTTCTCGCTTCCTCAATGTGTCGGATGGTATCATTCCGAACTTCGGCAAGAAGATGATCTTCACCACTAATCTTTCGGATTATGGCAAGATCGATCCGGCCTTGGTACGTCCTGGACGCTGCTTTGATTTCATGCACTGTCGTGAATTCACTGCCGAGGAAGCTGCGATCGCTGCCGAAGCGGCTGGAGTTCCTAATCCTGGGAAGGCCTGCACTCTTGCCCAGCTTTTCAATGATGAGCCGACTACTCACGTTACCAAGATGGGATTTGTTTAATGGCTAAACGCTGTCCAATTTGCCATGGTAGTGGTGTCCAGGTTTACCGTATAAGCGAACCGATTACTACGATGGATTACACATCAGAACTGACGGTGCCGTTCAGGACAAAAACATATCCTTGTCCTGAATGCAGTAAGCAAGTAACGTTCGATGAGCTTCGCATAGTTAAAACTGTGGACAGCGTTTCGCTGTATAATCTTGAATTCGCTGAAGTTCGTGGCCATGTAGAAAAGTCTATGACTTCTGCGCTCGCAGACAAGATGCATAGGATGGGAATGCTCCATTATACGTTCAAGGAAACTGGGCCGGCTTATCATAAAGTCCATGAATTCGCCGGTGCTATCGGTGTTGTGGACAAGAACACTACCAAGACTTATGTCGAAACTCTTGAAGAAACAAGAAGGAAAGCCATATACGAAACCAAACAAAAGGTCATGGCAATCTTTTTAAAGGAATATGTTGGTTCTGATTATATCAAACATAACATCATTAACGAGATTAGTCGAATTTCTCAATAAATAAAATGTTGTATAACCCCCTCGAAACGTAGTAGAATGGCTTTAATGATTGAGCAAAATGTTAAGGTCGAAGAAAATGAAATACAATCGAGGCAAGCGTAGAGCCACCGAGTTGTTTCTTGATCGTCGCTTCGCATCGAAGCTCGTCAAGAGCAAGAAGGTCTATTCGAGGAAGAAGAAGTATGACGCATAAGGATTACGAGAAAGCTCTTGTGATGCTTGAGAAGTTGGATAGCGTTCCGCCTTACTCGCTGGAATATAACAACTTGGTACTACTTTCTCGCCTTGTCGAGATTTATGAAGCAGAGAATTTTGGATCCGTAGCTCAGTTGGTAGAGCACCCGCCTGTCTAGTGGGTTGTCGCCGGTTCGAACCCGGTCGGATTCGCCATTATTATAAATTAAACCACGCTTACTTCGCGGTAATGCAACCTGCTCCTTGGCGCAGCGGTTTAATAACAGAGGAAGTTAGAATCGCCAGTGCGCGAACACTGAGAAGATAGCTGGAGTATCGTCTAATCCGGTTTAGGACACTTCTTGTAAAAGGGGAAACGTGGGTTCAAATCCCGCTGCTCTTTGCCTCTGTTTAAATTTTATATGCATGTGTAGCTCAACTGGATAGAGCGCCTGATTACGAATCAGGAGGTTGGAGGTTCGAGTCCTTTCATGTGCACCAAATTATGGGGATACCGCAATGCTTTTAATGGCGGTCCGGGTTATGCCGGGGTATGAGCGTAATAAGCAGTCTCGTTGTCTCCACCATATTGCGGATGTGGCAGAATGGTTATGCACCGGTCTTCCAAACCGGCGATGCGGGTTCGATTCCCGCCCTCCGCTCCAATTTCTCAATGCGCGTGATAGCATATAGCGGTCTTAATGCGGCTGTGAAAACGAAAGAGAGCTACAAAAATCTCGAGTAGAAGGATTCCTAACCATAGGAATTTCAACAGTAGAATGCCAATTATAAGTGAAAGCGCCCTTATGTAGAAGGGTTGCAAAGTAGGTTATAATTCTTAGGTTCGACTCCTGGCTCTGCGCTCCAACTTCCTATTTTTAAATAGTGTTGTACAACACCCTCATTCTGTAGTAGAATGGCTTTATTGATTGAGTCCAACACACCGGAGACAAAAGTGAAGCTTTCCAACCTGAACCGCACCTCGGCCAAGATCGTCCACGAGACCGTCAACAAGTACATGAAGATGGCCGCTGCCGAACTCGGTATGACCGTGAAGCCCTCGTCGGCTCGGTTCACTGCGGTGGACTTCTCGAAGAAGATCACCCTCGTTCTCGGTTCAAACCCCGAGGCTGACAAGCTCAAGGAAGAGTACGCTCTCAACAACTTCTGCAATTTCGCTGTTGCGAAGGGGTTCGACAAGAAGCTCTTCGGCAAGACTCTGATGTTCGCAACGAGGAAGCTGAAGGTCGTCGGCTACACCTCGAAGCGCTACAAGAAGCCGATCGATCTCCTCGATGTCGCTACCGGCAAGACGTACATCTGCTCGATCGCTCACATGCAGCTCGCTAAGGTGGTTGGGTAATCATGATCGAGGTTGTGGCCACAAATCGTTTCGCGCTCATGGGGCAATTCTTTTGCTATAATCCATCCATCGAGCGGTTCGTCGGCGAACTCCTTCCCAATCCAAAGCATATCGGGGATGATTGCATAACGCTTTCATCCCCTGATCCGTTTCTCAAGTATCGAGTGATCCTAAAGTCTGACATCGTCTCGATGAATGGCGTAGAGTACAAGAAGCCGGTTCCCACTGCATCGTCATGGAACGTTAAAGGATCGAAAGGTAACGAGTACATCGTGACTCTCTCCTCTGGTCATTATTCTTGTACATGCACCGGGTTTACTTTTCACAAGACTTGCAAACATATCAAGAGTGTAGCAAAATGAAGGTTTTCGTCTGGGTTAATTGGGGAGATGTATCGGTTCATGCAGCCGATACATATGAGCAATGTGCCGCCATCTTCAATAAGATCGATGATTTGATCTATGAACTCGATATGCGGTTTGCTGATGAATGCCGCAAGGTCCTTGGTGCGTCCGTCGAGGATGCTAAGCCTGAGCTCCGTGCCGCAATCGTAAGAGATGAAATCAAGTTGATTATGGATAGGTTTTATGATTCGAGACATCGCGTCTTTGATCCAGGAACCGGTTTCTATGATGTTGAATAAAGTTGTTGTATACTAGCTCATAAGCGGTGTATAATAGGCTTAACAAATGAGGTAAAGGTAATGTTTTGTGATCATGGAAAAGAGCCGGCCACGTATCTGCGTTGTGCCAAGCATCTCGCGTCGATCGCTTCCAAGTGTGAAGTGAATTCGAGGGCCCACAACGATTACAGAGAGGTGTATCTCGAATATATTCGGGATCGTGCAGCTCTCCGTATGGAAAAGGCCGACCGATGACGGGCGGGATTTTCAAGTACCGTACCGAGATGGGCTTCAATGAAGTGAAGGCCCCAGGTGGTGCCAAGTTCTTGTCGGCTGGAATGCCTGATGAAAACGATCCGCCGGGTATGGTAGGTTGTTGGGTATGGATGTTCGTACCGAATCATATGTTTGTCCCGGCGCTTCGCGCCTCCACTCTCTTTAAGGATTAAAACCATGAATTTCGTTCAATACATTCGCCGGAACGGCCTTCTCAATACCGATCTTGAGCTCGCCAACGGCCGGAAGGTTCGTATCGTTTCAATTGATTATGATCCGGCCGGCGACCGGCCGATCCTTGGTTATGATGTGATCACCCTCACGACCATGACATGGAATCGTGATGGCATGCATTTCACACATGCAAAGCTAAATCTTGCCGAACCGACCAGAAAGATGTGGCTTGTTACGTATCCGGGTGAACAGCCTATTGTATATTACGTGAAAGAAAACGCAATCGATGTTGCGAACTTCAATAACTCCGAAGGACTTGGCCCGTCCGAAGTCCATGAAGTAACTTTGTCAAATGAAACGAAGGTGAAGCTGTGAACTTTGTAGATTATATCAACGACAACAATCTTGTCGGTACGGTGATGGGAAACGGCTTCGAGCATCCAGGTCCGTATCCCGTGTACTGACTATTCGTATCCAGGAAATGAGATGTCCATTGTCGGATACGATATCGAAAATGGTAAGCTCATGACCTTCAAGGCAGATGGTTCGAACCCGATGTGGCCACACACTCAGCTCATCAGGAACCGCCCGAGGGTATGGGTGCTGGTTGTTAAGAGAAATGGTACGACCGAGGCCCATTTCTCGAAGGATGTTGCGGAAGCCTCGGCTAAATGGTACCGTTCACATGATTACCCGGTCGATATCTATGAAGTCGTCTTGTCTGATGATATGAAGGTAAAGGAACAGTCACCTACCACTCGAACCAACCATCCGGACCAACGCACTACCGTTCTAGGACCTACCTCTCAGACCAACCGGACCAACCAGACCGACCATTCGGACCAGTAATTAGGATCTGAGAAGACAAATTCACGATGTGTATCTATACTAGTTAAAAACCAGCGATATCATTGTAAGAGGAAGAAAAATGAAGTTCAGCGACATATTTTATGCCGGGTATTGCTCCGGATTCTTGGTGGCATTTGGAGCCGCTTCGATGATGTATACCGGGGTGCCGGCATGGATTATCCTCGCACTCGCCACCACCGGCCCACTGGCGTCCGCTTTCTTCTTCCACTGGCTCTTCACGCTCGATAAGCCGGAGTCCCCGTGATGACTGAGAAACGGAAGTTCCTGGTCCGTGGGGTCCTGAATTCGGAATCAGGGGCCACTAAGTTCTCGAAGGTGGTGAAGGCCCACTCCGCCCAGGACGCAGAGGAATACGTGCGCCGCAACATTCAGGAAGCGGCCATAATTTATTCCGTGAACCCGATGATCGACGTGGAATTCCAAGAAGCCCCATCGAGCGCCATGGTTCCCTGGTTCGGGGGCTACGGTATCCCGCGGTAACCGCGGTTCCGAAAAGATACCGCCTCCCGTTCTTGGTTTGTTCCATACTATGGGTAGCTGTGAACTCGCTCGCTTTATTCATCATATAGTATATTCTACTACGCAATCGGCCGAAAATACATTTCAATGAACTGCGGTTTCTTGTAACAAAAGAACCGCGGTGGCCCCACCGGTGGCGCGGCCTCGTATCCATGCCCACATCGGCCACGGTTCGCGCCTAGGGAGCTAGCTACCTTGCCCCGGGGTCCGATCTGTGGCCGCGTTACGCGGGTTTGGGGGTCCAGAAAAACCCCAGGTCTGGTGGCTTCCCTGCTGGTTGACTCCAGCCCCCGCCGCGGATTGCCCGTGCGTTATAACCCCATTCTATAGCCAGTCGAGGCTGGTGTACATAGCGAATCGCGTAATAAAGTGACTCATTGCGGCGCGCCACTGTAATAAAATTTCGCTTCCCTAGGTATCTTTGAAACAATATTACGCGATTCGCAGTGTACAAGACCGCGGTGTCGCAGTAGAATGGGCATATGAACACACCAATCACTATCAAGCTCACGGTCGACTTCCTTGCGGATGGCGGCGTCCTTCTGAATGCGGACGGGAACGACATCTTCGGCGTCTTGATCGAGAACAAGATCGCGTACTCGTTCGTCGAAAGCGGCGACTTCGGCGAAGTGGCGGCCTTTGAAATTCGGGTCGAGAACTACTTCCAGTTCCAGGCCCTCGGCGACTTCATCTTCAACAGCAAGTAGGATCAACATCATGGACATTCTCAACAAAGCCGACATCGTCGCGTACGCCCGCAACGGGTTCGTCCAGATCCGGATCGCCGGAACGGACTGCGATGGTGGTCAGTTCGACTACTTCGTGCACGAGAAGGTCGAAGAGGCCGAGACGTGGGCCCAGACCCAGCTGGATTGGGCGGATGGCCCGATGACGATCTGGGTAGTACCCATGAAGTAGCCCTCAGCGGCCGCGCTGGGCGGCCCTGGTAGGAGCCGGGGAGCCTAGGCAGCTAGCTACCTCGCGCCCGGAAGCCCGCCCCAGCGAGGCAATACGCGGCTAGCCGGCCGGTAACAAACGAACCGGAACGGCCGCCACAAAGAAATAAACGAACCGCATATTTCGTTGTACAACACCCTCGACCTGCAGTAGAATAGGCTAATGATTAACAAAAACCCCTACCTTATCGGCCAGCGGACGCTGGATCTTCTCAACCAGATCGAAGTGGACGGGCTTCTTGCCCAGGACGTCCTCGAGAGTTCCGAGAAGCTGAGCGCGGAAGAATATGGCCGCTATAGCTACATGTTCGGCCTTTCGTGCGCGCTCTACGAGGCGATCGATGCGGACGAACTGGCCGCTCAAATCGATCCCCAGCTCGGGTGAAATTGAAATAAAAGAACCGCACTTAACTGTGTACACCAACCGCGACTTGCAGTAGAATTGGAATATGAAAACAATCCTGATCAGTGATCTTGAGACCTTCGACTACCAGACCCCCGCGGGCTACGTCGAGATGGACGTCCGCATGGGCGTTCTCCAACTCCTGGACGCGCAGCTGCGCAGCCATGGCCTCGAGCTCGAGGTTGCGGACGCCGGTTTCGGCGACTTCTCGAAGTACGTGAAGGTCGTTAAGGCCTAGGTAATAAAAGAACCGGTTCTTTGCCAACAAAGAAATAAAAGAACCGCTGAAAAGAGTGTACAACAGCTTAGTAGCGTAGTAGAATGACTATATTGATTGAGACCAACCCCACGGCGCCGAGTGCGCCACTTCAAGGAACTTTGAAAATGACGACCGACCTCAACACGACCACGACTGCCCCGACGACCCCGAAGACGAACAACAAGATCCTGTCCGCGACCATGAGCTTCGGTCAGCCGACCGCGGTCGTGTGCGACATCATGGAGAACTACTCCGACAAGCCGATGCACGTCGTGTCGGAAATCATCGCCCGCGAGCTCTCGATCACCACGAGCTACGCGCGTGCCTGGTACCGCGACATGGTCCGCCGCGGCAAGGCGTCGGGCGAGATCGCGAAGAAGCCGACCAAGGCTGAGCTCAAGGCGCTCCGCGCGAAGCGGAAGGCCATGAAGGCGGTCGTGAACGCGCCGGAAGCGTCGGCGGAAGCCGGCGCCGCGGCCGCGTAACGCCTCAGCCACTATAACATTATTACCTACGAGTGCGGTTCTTTGAAACATAAGAACCGCATATTTCGTTGTACATTACCCGCTAACGAGTGTAGAATAGGCTTATGAATACAGCATATGACAAGTGGGTTGCCTCGCGGCGTTTCGTCCTCGATCTCTCGGAAGAGGTCGACTTCTTCGAGGACGGTCAGCCGTCTGGCTACATCTTCGACGCGGATGGCTCGTTCATCCAGTTCATGGAAGTCACCGGCCAGTACTGGACGATCTCGACGAACGAGGACGCCATCATGGATACGCTCGAGGCCGCGCAGAAGTGGCTCTGGAACAACTGGGCTCGATACAACGTCGAAGAGCCCGAGTGCACGATCGATCCCCAGCTCGGGTGAAATTGAAATAAAAGAACCGCACTTTCTAGTGTACATCACCCTCGAACTAAGGTAGAATGAACTTATGAATACGAATGATCCGATCGAAACCGCGCAGCGCCTCAAGGTCCTGCTCCCGAAAGTCACTACCGACAAGGTCGCGTTCAATGACGCGGCAGAGCTCGTGATCGACATGTCCCTCAATCAGCTGAGTCATGGAGATCTCATCGAGTTCTACTACGAGACTCAGATGGACCGCTTTCGTGCGGATCCGACGAACCTCCAGATGGATGGTGAGTACTTCATCGATCTCTTCGATGACCCCGAGTTCGACGACGAAATCATCATCCCCTTCAAGGACTAATCTCATGACTGATCAAGAAATCTTCGACCGCGTAGTCGCTCACTTCATCAAGCAGGGCCATCGCTCGGTCACTGTCGACCAGCATGCCCCCGGCGGCGCAGTGCCTGACTGTATGTACCGTGCACCGAATGGTGACATGTGTGCGATCGGCTGCCTGATCAAGGACGAGGCTTACACTCCCGAGCTCGAGACCATGCCGGCTTTCGCTGAGAGCGTACATCACGCTCTAGAGGCATCCGGTATCACGGTCGAAGGTCGTGCCAAGCTGTTCGATCAGCTTCAGTACGCCCATGACTACTCCGATGATGCCGAAGGCCTCCGTGAGCGGCTCGTAACGCTCGCATACGAGTTCGGTCTCGACTATTCCAATGTTACCGGCATTACGAACTGGGAATAACCAACGAAAACAACGGCTTAGCGTAAATGCTAAGCCGTTTCTTCGCGTTTTTCGCCGCAGTTAACACAGAGGGGCCCTAGGTTGCCTACACCAAAGCTAGAAACGCGAAAAAACGCGATTTCTCGCGTCCCCAACGTGTTGATATCATTGCTAAATCCCCGACGTATTTTCAGGGATTTAGCCGGTGCGTTGTTCTAGGCTACCTTATGGTTCACATGAAGCCTGGTGACAGCACAATATCCAATGTGGCGGGCCCGCTTCCGGACTTTGCACGAGATCGTGGCTTCGTACCCGTATCGCTCGAGCACTCGCACTGCGGTCTCGTATGCGTAATCCGGCCAGCCGGTGACCTTGATCGATCGACCGAACTTGGTCTTGTCTGAATAGAGACGGCCACCGGTCTTGGTGACGACCATGAGAGCGCGGATAACGTCCGCGGCGCGCTTGTTCGTATTCATAAGCTCATTCTACCTTAGTTCGAGGGTGATGTACAACGAAAAGAGCGGTAATAATGTTTCAAAGATGTGGAGACCAGCGAAATAAAATTTCGTGGCCCGAGTGATCTTTGAAACAATCGAACCGCACAATTCGTTGTACAACAGCCTCGTTAGGGTGTATATTTAGAATATGAAAAAGACACAGAAGACCAATCTCCCCAAACTCATCTCGGACGCGTGGGACTTCCTCTGGGCCCGCAACATGGCGGACCGTGCGGCTGGCCGCGACTTCCGCGGCAACACGTACTACCTGACCGCGTCGGACCTCGAGCGTCAGGCCCGCCACTTCCTGAGCTTCGATCTGAAGGGCAAGCCGCGCCCCAAGCTCGGGGACGACAACGCGGATGGGACGTCCTACGGGCTCAATCAGGTCCGGATCTCGACCGGATCCCCCCGCGTGACCTTCCTGGACGTAGTCCGTAAGTGGCTCCAGTCCAACCGGAAGCTCGAGGCCTTCAACTATGGCCGCGGCCACATCTCTGGTGCCCGGTACCGGCCGGTTGGTGCCGAGATGTACAAGTCCGAGAAGAAGGCCATTGCGAAGGCCAAACTCCCGCGTAAGCCGCGTCCGGTGCACGCCCCGGCCAGTGGTGATGGTGGACATGGCGCTCCGCTTTTGTGCCGCTCCACGCGGTCCCAGAACGGCCACTTCTCCTTCAGGTCCAACCAGTCGAAGACTCGGGTGTCGTACAAGGGAATGACCCCTGTCACCTGCCCCCTCTGCCTCAAGCTTCTCGGTAACAATGTTACCGCTAAGACGGCATAATTGAAATAAACGAACCGCTCTTTTTGTTGTACATTGCCGTCGTTGCGGTGTAGAATGATCATAATGACCAACACCAACCAAACCAAGGACAACACCATGACGGACACCAAGCGCGGCTCGACCACTCAGGCGGTCAAGGATATCATGAACGCAAACGGCGACAAGCCGATGCATGAGACCTGCGCGGTCATCGCGAAGGACCTCTCGATGACCATGTCGTACGCCCGCGCGTGGTACCGCGACTTCGCGAAGCGTGGTCTCGCCACCGGCGTGGTCGAGAAGGCCCCCACCAAGGCCAAGACGGCCACGAAGCGCACCGCGACGAAGGCGGTCGTGAAGACGGCCAAGCCTGATGCGGATCGCCTCGATCGCCTCAAGGCGGCCGCCAAGAAGGCCGGTATCCATCTGGACGCGGTGGAGAAGCCTGTCCTCGATGAGGACTCGGAGCCGGAGGTTAGGCAGTCGGATGATCCACTGGGTCTCGCTGCTCCGGACTCGCTGTCACTGGACGATCTGAAGAACGTCCTGTAAGTCCTAACGCCCTATAGACGGGGAGCCTCCTCCCCACAAGTGAAAGAGGTCCATGGTGTTAGTCCCATGGACCTCTTTTGCATTGCCCGGACTGCTAAATATTATTACAATATGAGCCGCATCTTTGAAACAATCGAACCGCTCTATTCAGTGTACAACACCCTCAAACAGTGGTAGAATGAACTTATGAATGTGAACACCTTAACCAATAGATATTGGCTCTTCCGGCCCTTTACGGTGCTCTCGATCTGTGTCGGTACCGCTACCTTGGTCGGCTACATCACGTGGTTGTTCATCATGCTCAAGTATTCGATGGGGCAACCGTGATGCATCCGATCATCAAACAGTTTCTGACAGTCTTGGCGCCCTGTGCCTTCCTGTTCATCGCACTCACGTGCTCACAAGGACAATAATATGAAAAATCGTTACCTCTTGGCCATTGCGGCCGTCTGCGCTGTCACCATCATGTCGACCGAGTCCAACGCTCAGCAGGTCCGCGGACAGGTGATCAACAACACGATCAACAACAGCTACAATGGTGGCGGCTACGGGTATGGTTGGAACCAGCCGAACCGGACGTACAACTACAACTGCACCGGCTGTTATGCCGGATCGGGTCCTTATGACTCGAACATCGCAGTCTCTGGCATCGGCGCCGCGGCCGGCATCATCGGCATGCTGATCCAGAACAACCGTCCTGCACCGGTGCAACAGCCGCAGCAGATCGTGATCGTGACGCCTCAGCAGCCGCAGTCGACTGTGATCTACACACAACCGTTCCCTGTGCGTCAGGCGCCGCAGTTTGGCTACGGCCGGTAAGCGGTAATAAAGTTACTAAGTGCAGCGGTTCTTTGAAACATAAGAACCGCTCTTTTCGTTGTACATTAGCCAAAATATAGGGTATAATAAAATTATGATGAAGAATGAAGGAAACGAAATGATCCGCATTGGTACCGACGTCATCGGCGATTTTAACCAATTTTACGAGTGGGTGTCGGCCCGGTTTAGCGATGGGGTTCAAATGGTACATTGTACTCATATTGGCCCGGGCGGTGGCAATCCCTATGTGGAAGTGGAATTCCCTAATATCAAAGCGGTGCGCAAATTTGCACTAACCTTTTTTATTGATGGCCCCAGCGAATTCGCCGAATGGCGCGAAATGCATGAGGTGCCATGGAAATAATATTACAATACAACGCTTATCTAAGAAATAATATTTCACTCTTTTCGTTGTACATGACCCTCGACAAGGTGTATACTGGGATTATGAACAAATATCCTAAGCTCTCCGACCTCAAGACCGCCGGCGTCCCGACCGGCCGCGAAGCCCACCTCCGCGCGGAGGTCGAAAAGAAGGTCGCCGCCGCGGCCACTCGCATCCACCGCCAGGACGCGCGCCTCGCCCGCGCCTTTCTCGGCGTGGTCGCCGCCCTCCCCGCGGATGCACGTGGAGAGTTCGTTGATATTTTCAGAAAGAGTTTCAAGTAAAATTGAAACAATCGAATCGCACTTTGTAGTGTACACTACCCTCGAATTAAGGTAGAATGGACTTATGAATACGAACAAACCCTTCCACACCTTCGGCGAGCGCAACCGCTCGCCTTTCGACCGCAAGCACGGGTCGCTCTACGATCGCGGCTCTGCCGACTCGTACTACCGTCGTGGGCGTGAGCCCCACTGGTATCCTAACGGTACCTACAACGGGGCGGCCGTCTTGGCCACGACTCCGGAAGAGATCGCCGAGTACGAGGCGGGCTTCCGCGACAACGAGGAGTCCGGCAACTTCAAGGACTGGGGCTGATCATGAAGTACGCTCTATTCGCAGGATACGACTACTACCCCAGCGGTGGTATGTGTGATCTGATTGGTATGTTCGCGTCCATGGACGAAGCGCGTGATGCTCGTGAGGACCACGACTGGTACCAGATCGTCGACGCATCGACCTTTGTCATTGTGGAAGAGAGGCGCTGATCATGTACTACCATATCGCCTACGGCCGCTTCTTCCCGCCAGGTGACGACTCCGAGATCAAGGAGACCGGGTGGCACTGTCTCGCTCGGTGGCGTGGCCTGTACTACCGGACCTATGCCGGCCCGTACGAGACCAGGGCAGAAGCTCAGGCTGCAGCGGACGACATGTCGTCCGCCATGGACAAGCTTTTCGAACAACTTGAGCGGCAATAAAGAAACAATATTACCGCACTATTCGGTGTACACCACCCTCTAACTAAGGTAGTATAGGCTAATGACAACGAATGTACCCTGCCCCATCTGGATCGACCAGCTTATCGATCGCCGCATCAACACCCTTATCGAGAGCCTAGACTCAGTACCTGAGCATGCTCGCCAGTATATACATGGCGAGATCCATGGCCTCTCGCGTCTCCTCAGCTCCATTCGCATGACCAACGTCGCCTCGGAGAAGTAGGATGCTCACGCAGTTTCAGCTCTCTGCCCTGAAGTGGGCACAAGAGGTCCACAACAGCGAACGGAACCGCAAGGGTAAGCCCCTGGTCGACCTGATGCCGACCTGGAAGCAGTCTGTTGCAGCTACCCACGTACGGTACCCTTCCGAAGTCAAGCCCAAGAGGTCACAGCGGAAGGCCTGGAAGTAACAATCCGTACCGCATCTTTGAAACATTGTTACCGCACTGAAGTGTGTACATGGGCCTAGATCGGGTGTATATTGGGAATATGAAAACTTACAAACAAGTCGTTGAATACCTCGGCCGCCAAAAGTACCATTACTACATGGGTGGCGGCAGCTACTTCCAATTCGAAGAAGAGCTGATCAAGTTCATCTACGGCAAGGTGCCGACCGCTGAAGAGATCGAAGCGGCTGCCGAAGCCTTCGCCACAAAGAAGAAGTAGTCATGAACATCACTCACGAATACATCACCAAGCTCCTGCGCACCAACGACAAGGCCATCGGCCGCGCCCTGGTCGCTCTCCACGCCCGCCAGACTGCCGACGAGCAGTCCTCGGACACTACCCGCCACCACAACAACCGCGGCTTCATGCCGATGCACGCCCACAAGGGCTCGGGCATGGCGAAGTTCTTCCTTCGGAACAACTACCTCTCCCCGAAGCAGATCGCGTACTGGCGCCACATCACCCCGAGCGGCAAGGCTCGTATCGAGAAGTATGTCGGCCAGCTGATGCTGGTCGCCCAAGAGAAGGCTGCAGCATAATGTCTACCCCACTCATGATGACTGTCACCCTCTACATGAAGTCCGGCAACCAGCTGGTGTCTGACTGTGTCACCAAGTACACCTTCACGCCGTCTCCCACCGGCGTGTCCAAGATCGATCTGGCCCAGTCGCCTGGTCCTAATTCTACGGCCATCCTGACGCAAGCCCTGGACGTCGGCCAGATCGAAGGCATGACGGTTCATGACGGCAATCTGCCGCAAAATTGAAACAATATTACCGCGGTTAGCTGTGTACATGAGCCTCGATAGGGTGTATATTGACAATATGAACGACATCATCCTGAACGTCACCCACCCCTCCATCCATCTCCAGTTCCACCGCGAGGACTCCGAGCAGGTCTCGGCCATTTGCGACTGGCCGTACAAGGTCTTCACGGTCGAGGCGGCCGATCTCACGAACGGCCGTGAGCGCCCCCTCTTCGGGCGCATCTTCAACGATGCCTCTGATGTGGGCTTCTACATCAAGTCCGAGCGTACTGGCAACCGTGAGCTGTTCTACCTGTCTGACGAGAAGTACTCGCGGGACGGTGACGTGGATCGCTGGACGTTCAAGCCTGTCAATCCGGATATCAGCATGGAAATTATCGTCTTCAACGACTAGCATCTTTGAAACAATATTACCGCATTTAGCTGTGTACACCAGCCTCAAACGATGGTAGAATAGGCTTATGAATACGAACAACACGATCACTGTCCCGGCCGAAGACGCCCTCCGCATCTCGCTGGTCGACGAGAGCCGCCAGAACATCCTGGCGATTTACTCGGACATGCACAAGGATGCATACGGGTTCCGCCCCCGCCATCTCTTCACCGAGATGTCCACCGAGGAGCTCGTCTCCGACATGGTGTACTTCGGTACGCTGATCGACGCCGAGCTGGCCATGGAAGCCGAAGCCGAGAAGGCGGCCATCGATGCCCTCGAGGCTCGTCTGGCCTCGTACATGGAGATGGGCGCGCCTGACCGCGCCACTGCCATGCGGTGGGAGCTCGAGTCGCAGGGCGACGTCCTCACCCTCCAGTCCGGTGCCCAGTATGACATTGGGTACTACTGCTACTGTATGGGTCTGCCGTACTCCCTTGAGCCCACTATCCGTGAATGGATCGGAGCGTAATCATGGACAGCCCGTACGAACTCCTGGACGATATTCGCAACGCGCCCAGGCCTAGGCCCTCCATGGACGAGATGTGCTTCGCTATCGCAGCCTATGAGGCCGACACGGCTTCGCTATCCGAATTGAAGTCGGCATATCGTGTAGATCGCCGCCATGAGCTCTATGAGTTCGAGAAGCAAGCTGATATCGAGCTAGCATTCAACAATTTGCCTGATGGGTACAATCAGTACAAGGTGCAGTCGTAATGGACAAGGTCAAGTACCGGGTCATCAACAAGTCTGACAATAAGGTCATGACGTTCTCGATGGCCAATGATGTAGCCCTACAGCTATTGAGTCGTCGGCTAGACAACTACATCGTGATCAAGAGCTCACATTATGATCGGGTTGTGCAGCTCATCGACTATGAATTTAACGCTATCGTTTTTGCTGTGGAGAATGCGTGATGGAACGGCACTTCGAGATCTGGGGCGGTCATCAAGATGATCCGGACTCTGATGATTTCCTGGAGATGGTGATCGGCCCGACATGTATGGCCCTGGACGAGGCAATCAACATCACCAAGCAGTTCCATGCCCAGGGCTATTATGCCTACATCAAGGACATGGACAACAACGGCTCTCACGTAATCTTTACATAAGGAATATGACAATGAAAATCACAGTTACCCCTTTACAGACAGCTACGTATTCGATCGAAGGATTGACTGCCAAAGAAGCCGCAGCCGTTGCTCTTCTCCTCGGCAGGGCCAAGGGAGATATCAGCTCAGCCACGTATAGCATATATTGTCAGCTAACTGACGTGTTGGAAAAGGGTGGCGTCGATTGGTATGATATGTTTCCAAACGTTAAGTAGCTAAAACCGGCTGTGTACAACTGCCTAGACCCGTGGTAGAATAGACTAATGATGAGCAGTTTTAATTGGACCCCGAACATGCTGGCCATGGCTGATGCCCTGGACGGCAATCTGAGGATGGCCGGCGGGTGTGTCCGTGATCAGCTCATGGGCGTCGAGCCGGCTGACTATGACTTCTGCACACCGTATGATCCCCGGATGGTATACAATCGTATGGCTTTTCTGCCATCGGTTCGTAATATCCTGCCCACCGGCATTGATCATGGCACTGTCACGGTCCTGTTCAACGACGGGTCGGCCTATGAGGTGACGACTCTGCGTAGGGATGTGGCGACTGACGGGAGGCATGCCTTGGTCGAGTTCACCTCTGACTGGGAGGCCGATGCGGCCCGTCGGGACTTCACTATCAATGCAATGATGGCTGACACAGATGGCAATCTGTATGATTGGTTCGGTGGTGAGGCTGATCTGCGAGCTGGGATCGTCCGGTTCGTTGGTGATGCCAAGGTCCGTCTCCAGGAAGACTATCTGAGGGCACTGAGGTACTACCGGTTTCATGCTCGGTTTGGTCAGGAAGCCCGTCATGACCCGGCCACTACCTGTGCACTGGCCGAGGTATCTGAGAACCTGGGTACTCTGTCTGCCGAACGGGTCTGGTCTGAGTTCTGCAAGCTGGTTGCTGTGGAGGACAAGGCGAAGGTTGCTGATGCTATGCGTCTGATGTTTACCTCCATGAACGCTGTTGACTCTGGGCTGTTCGAGCATGATCAGGCTTATGCTTATGCCTGGGGATATGCTATCGCTGTGCTGCCTAGGATTGTGAAGGAGTATACAACTCCGGCTGTGATCTGGGCTATGATGGCCCGTGAGGCTTCTGTTAACGGCCAAGTAGCTGATATGGTTGCTGCTGCGTCACTGAGGCTGAAGTGGTCTGGTGACGAGCGAAAGCAGGCACTGTACACTATCACTACGTACCGTGGTTCCAATATCGGATATGCAGCTGAGTATGACTACCTGGTCGGTGGCATGCCGAGGGAATGGGTCGATGAGGCTTATGGGTGCACCCTGAAGAGCCGGGGTCAGTATCCTGTGTTCCCGGTCAATGGCCATGATATCATGGCTGCTGTCCCGGGTATCAAGGGCCCGGATATCGGTTCGACTCTGCGTGCCATGAAGCACGTATGGTTCAACGACCGGTATGCAACCACGAAAGAACAACTGCTGAAGATGCGCACCACCTGATATCAGGTGGTGCGCATTACCCTTATACCATGGTATAATAGGCTAATGATGACATACAAGCTCTATCTAGACGATGTCCGCAACCCTACCACTCCAGGTCCTTGGGTTGTGGCACGGTCGTTCGTTGAGGCGACTGAGTACGTACTGAGACATGGATATCCTCTCTATGTCTCTTTTGACCATGATCTTGGTGACGAGACTGCTTATACCGGATATCATTTTGCTCTCTGGCTTGTCAATCTTGACATGGATGAGGGTTCGATGCCCCATGATTTTGCATTCAATGTGCACTCTGCCAATACGGTAGGGGCTGCGAATATTAATGGGCTTCTTACCAAGTATATTGCTATGCGTACTTGGGCTGATTATCGCAATGTACGTACCCACTCAACTGATGTATAATAGGCTAATGATGAACAAGCAAACTATCTTCGACACCGCCGTGAAGCATCTCGCTGCCCAGAAGACTCGGGCTATCAGCCCTACGGGTATCTGTGCATACCGTGACACTAAGGGCAGAAAGTGTGCAGTCGGTTGTCTTATCAAAGACGAAGACTATAACTCCGAAATGGAATGCAACAACGTTGCAACCCTTATCTCTCTTAAAATGCTCCCTGACTATTTGAAGGATGAAGCTCCACTGTTGTTTCAGTTGCAAGGCATCCATGACACACCGTCAGATTTAAATCTTATGCACGAGCAGCTGCGTAATCTGGCTCATATGCAGGATCTAGACGGCTCTGTTGTTGATCTACTCACCGAATGGAACCCGTAATGAACAAGCAAGAAATCTTTGATACTGTTGTGAACCACCTTGCTGCACAACAGCAACGTTCGATGGCGCATGTAGTAGTGCATGACGGCACTGCCGAAGGTAATAAAATGTATACATGTGCATATCGTGGCGAATTCGGTATGATGTGCGCAGTCGGGTGCCTTATCAAGGATGAAGACTATAACCCCAAGATGGAAACACATCGGATTAATGTCTTGGCGGCGAAGGGTCTTCTCCCTCAATATTTGATGCATCACACCGCGTTGCTTGAAGCGCTACAGTATGCCCATGATTCAGCCTTTAACCGCAGTCAGCTGATTGAGATGCTCGAAAACACTGCCTCGCTGTATCAGCTAGATGCATCTTCTGTCGGTAACATCAAGGAATGGGGCGAGTGATAAATAATACATCGTATACAACCGGTGTTTGAGGAAAATGTTAACGTTCAAGCAATTCATAACTGAAGCTTCTGAGTACAAGAATCCGGCTGATATTCTAAACAAGTCTCAGCTCAAAGCTATGAACAAGCATCCTCATTACAGCCGGTATGTACATTCATATGAACACCCAACGGTTCATATGAGACTTTCTTCTCGCAACGATCCTAAGTCTTCTATTCGCGATGTTGCAGTTGCTAACTCTGGACAGAAGCACTATATGGAATTTGCTGTCTCTAAGAGAGGAAAGATCTTTCATTCAACGGTATACAAACATGAACATACCGATGAAAAGGGTAACAAGACCTGGGGCATCGCTGCCCAACATTCTGTAGACGATTAAAAATTGGATTTTATATTATGGTTTAAATAATATGTGGAACCTGTAGTATGACCGACAAATTCTTCTCTGCTGAGATTGCTGCTCTTATTGAAGCCGAACCGTCACTAGATGATGCTAAGCGGTTGGCCCGAGAAGCAGTAAATGCCCAACCTAATGCCAGAAAGCTTAATGCTCTTCGTGCTAATCTTGCTATCTCATCATCTAGGACAAAGGCACAACTTCTTACTGTTGTATGGGGTTTTATGATGTCGTATGATGGTTATAAAGTTATGCGATAGTATTGTACATCATCTAGTCATTAGTGTATAATAGGCTTAATGGTAAAGGATGAATAAAGTGGATCTATTTGGAATTCTAGACAAGTGTAATGATATGATTACTACTCATATCGAAAATACGATGGAACGCGTTCCTCGACATATGTCAAGCGACCGAGCCGCTGACGATGCTCTATTCTCTAAGATCGGTCTTGATCCTAGGGTTGGTGTTATCTACATTTCGAGGGAAGCGATCGCTGCTCCTCTTCAAAGCCGTGGTCGCCTAGATTATTACGGCGGGTTTGAGTACATCGACAAGGCAGACATCATCACTATCGGTGATTATGTGATCTATCTTGCCTCTGCCGATAACTCACGGGTGCGTGAACACATCGCTCAGTATTATGGTGAATCCTATGAAGAAGAGTGATATTGAAGTAGCTCTGGATCATATAGATAATCTCACTAAGTTCTTCATCGATAATTCAAACTTTAGCCAGTGTTCTGAAGAAGCCCGTTTGTTTGCTCATTCAATCAGAAAGCAGATCATGAACTCGCCGGCGCCGGCTTATAATCCTGATACGCAGCTTCCTTCCGGCAAGTACTGGCTCGGTGATCTTTGCTATGTCATCCAGGACCAGACTAAGTGGCATGAACTTTGTGACATGATCCAAGATGATCGTGGCAAGAGTGTTACACGCAACGTGTATACGCTTAAGGATGGAACCAAGTTTATGTTCTGTTCTACTGCGTACGGCGATGGAACGTATAATGACCAGTTCGGCAATGAGTATGGTGTTGATGCAGGATTGATCGGCATGATCGCCCTGAGCGATATCGATAACCACCCGGACAATGACATCGGGCTTGGCCACGTGTTCACATTTGATGAACCTGTTTACTGTAGTTATTCTAACGGGACTCTCAAGTTTGGTAATGCAAGCAAGAATGTAACAATCGAAACCGATGAAAAAGAGGCGCCTGAACATGACCAGTATTAATTACGAAGACGAAGAGTTTGATGACTCTATGGAGAATTATATTAGCGGTGTCTTTGCTGCTATTTGTGGCATAGAAACTAACCCATACGATCATGTCGTTGATAGTGATGCCGCACACGAATGGGATCGAGGTAATATTGACACTGCACTAATTTTTAGTTGGCCGACTGCTAATGCTTACAGTTAAAGAACTCGAAGAGCTTCAAAATAAAGAAGCAGTCAAAGATATTATCGATCGGTGTCGAACCACAGTTGGCAAACTAGACCAAGATGGTTCGTATGTTTCAGCAAATAACGTTGCATCTTTGATCAACCTAGCTGAAACTCTAATAAATACTTTTGGAATTCCGGAGCCAGTTTATCCTGCATACCATGTCTCTGAATATACTGGCTCTGATGTAGATGATAACAAGATTTTGACTGGCCAAGATATTCTAGATTCCTATTTTGATCATTGGATTAAGCTAATGGCTAAAGTAGCTGAAAAAAATTCTAGTGCCCGTGAAATCTTAATCCGACGACTTGGTGACGTGTGTATTACCGATTACGTGGTTGTAAATTGGGCAGTAGGGATTAATAAACAATGATGGAACTTTTTTGGTTTTTGGCGATAGTTATAACTGCTCCTATTTGGTTCTCTATCATGATTTTTATTATTGGTCTTAGTCTTTTTGCAATGTTGTTTGCAATTGTGGCTATTGCAGAATATATCGATTCTAGGCCGAGAGGCCCACGGAGGCCGAAGTGAATATTCCAGATAACAGCGTTGTAGTTTCAAAGATTATCGAAATTATAAACAATCCTAACGTAGAAATTTCAGCTGACACCAAATTCTTTGATATCCCAAATATGGATTCATTGAATACTATGGATGTTATCAATGATATCGAAGACTACTACGATGTAGTTGTAAATATTCATTATGTAGATTGGGTACTAACTGTTAATGATCTTGCTTCATTAGTTATTGAAGAAATCAAGAAGCAACCGTAAAATGGAATGGCTTTTAATAATTGTTCTCTACGGATATAGAGAACAAACTATGAATATTCATGAAGTAAAGAGCGAGGAATTATGTAATAAAATCGGTCTACTATTAACTACTGAAATGAATAAACAGCCGCAAACAAGTTATATAACTTGGCGCGGCCGATATAAGTGTATTCAAAACAAATAAAAAGGTGAGTAATATGAATAAGTTTCTAAAGATTAGTGTTGTTGCTCTTGCTGCGATCGCTGCGGCTGGTTCTGCGTTTGCCCAGGAAGTTAAGCCTGATTACAAGTGGTTTGCTGGTCCGACGCTCGGTGGAGCTTTCGGCAATGATGGTCTTTCTCTTGGTCTGAATGGTGGTTACGAGGTTAACAAGTATCTTCGTCTAGAGGGCACATATGACCATGTATTCAATTCTGGTCCATGGTCGATTGATAACCTTGCCGGCAATCTAGTCGGCCAGTATCGTATTCCGCGCACTTTGGTTACTCCGTACGCCTTGGTCGGAATGGGTTACCAGTTCCAGAACGGCATCAACCAGGGCGTCTGGAACGTCGGTGGTGGACTCCGGGTTGATCTTTCGCCACGAGTAGATATGGATGTTCGTTATCGTTATGTTCAGGGAATGTGGAACCAGACGAATACCAATATGGTCACTGTAGGAAGTACTATTAAGTTCTAAGATATCTAAACTTTTCATCAGAAAAAGGGGTCCTTCGGGGCCTCTTTTTTTACGCTTTTTTTATACAAGAAGCCGCATTTTTGTATGTACAACCACCACAAACAGCTGTATAATACTGGTATCAGTAAAAAACAATGGTAAGTATTATGGTATTAACTGATGCAGACAATGCAATATTAGCTAATGACTTGTTGAAGTGTTATTACACGATCAATGAAGCTGTTAGACTTATTCAGGATATGGATAATATCAAGGATAAGAATACAATTGAATTTGAGATGGCATTACTTGAAGTACATGATTTGTTGTATTCTAGACTTTCTGGGGATAAATAAAAAGCATTCTTTTAATGGGGCCTTAGCTCAGCTGGGGGAGCAATTGCTTTGCAAGCAATAGGTCGTCGGTTCGATCCCGACAGGCTCCACATAGAGCCGTTTGTTGTATATATAAGCAATATAGTAAGACTTCATTTATACAACAAACGGCTTCAAAATATGTACTACACTATCTATAAAATAACAGTTGTACACGCACTAGCATATGTAGTACAATTAGCTTAATAAAGCGTTATGCTTTAAATGAAACATGTACCAGTAGCTCAGTGGTTTAGAGCGTCCGTCTTTTAAACGGCAGGTCGTGGGTTCAAATCCCACCTGGTTCACCATTTTAGGATTGATAATGATCATCTTCGAACAGCCGCGTATCTCTAACGTATTAGATTGGTATTAAGGTTAAAAACTGGAAGCTAACTTATACTTTATAAACTGTTGGTAAATAACTGATAGTTAATAGCGTAAAAGAGGTAAAGATGTTTGATAAGATAATGCAATGCATTTTTATTACGCTGACATTTTTGTGTTTTATTGTAGGCATAATGGCATTTACTGCGGTGACGTATGTTGGTTGGGATGTATTTAAACGTGGAACTCCTATTTCGTGTTCTGCTAATTCAGCTACTATAATCTGTTTTAGCAGATACGTGGATTAACAATTCGGTATATTCATGTATTTTTTAGTTTTTGCCGCTATATTTTCGTTAGCACTTGCTGTGGTTACGTTCATTGGTGCGGTAAATGAAGAATTGAAATGGAGACGTGTAGGATTTATGCTTATGTCAGTTGTAAATGCTTTTGATGCTGGCATTTTCTTTACTATCATTATGCATGTTGGCAAATTTCTATAGCAGTGATGGCAGAATGGCGATGCAGGGGATTGCAAATCCCCGAATGGGGGTTCGATTCCCTCTCACTGCTCCAATATTGGAGATGTATATTGTTGAAACGTATTATCGTTATTGCTAGTTTTATTCCGGCCATGGCTTTTGCACAGAGCGGATTGCATAATCATGGTCATTCAGAGCTGCACGAATATTACAAGAAACTATACATTCCAGATAATCCAGATAGGGTACCTGGCTCATGTTGCAATTTGCGTGTAGTCCATCCTGATGGTTCTATCACAGGTGATTGCCGGCCGGTTCGTGCTTGGCCAGATGATGATGGTATTTGGCACGCGTACGTAGATGGTAGAAAGATTCTTATTCCACCAGAGAAAATTATTTTGAAAGATCAACCTATGCCTGAAGATGGCAATGCACATCTTTGTATGAGTGAAGTAGGCGTAGTGTATTGTTTCATTAAGCCACATGTTAAGATATAAATAAAAGACAATTTAGCCTATGTACAATGGGCAATAACTGATGTATAATGATTATAATATAGAGGATTGATTGAATGACAACTGTTGCTACTGACGCTTTTGGTGCAGTAATTACGCCTGGATGCAAGCTTGCATGGTCGTCTGAACGATACGGCATTTGTTACGGTGTTGTGAAGCGCCTAACCTTTACGATGCGATCCGGCGGAAAGATTCGTACGGCTGTAGCCATTAAGTTTAAGGGTCCGATAGGGGGTACTGATGGTTATTATGGCCGTTATCGTAATAGCACTACCGTTATCTATAAGACTAAGAACGCAATGGTTCTTCGAGACGACGGTTTCAGTCATCTAGACGCCAGGTAATTTAAGCTCGGTTAGCTCAGCTGGGAGAGCGCCTCTTTTACACGGAGGATGTCGGCGGTTCGATCCCGTCACCGAGTACCATTTTTGTAGGATAAATATCATGAATAGCGAAGTGCATAAGCTTAAGATGATTGCTAAGAAGGCTAATCGGGCCTCTAGGTCGCTTGAAGCTGAAATGAGAAATGGTGAGCATAAGTTTACGGCAGTGCCGCGTACGAGGGTTAAGATCTCTACACGTGGTACACGTCAGGCGACTTGGCTTACGAAGAAGAATACCAAGGCGCGTAGCAAGATGCGTGATGAATGGATTGCTGAACAGACCGCAATCCGAGAAGCGTCGATTTAAAGTTTATAGCGGGTTGGACTGGAGAGCCCAGCGGTGGCTTCATACGCCACAACACAACAGGTCGGACC